GTCCGCCCCCGCCTGGAGAATGTTAAACATTCCATCCGCGTCAAAGCCCAGTTTTGCAAACTGGGAGGAATACTCGTTGATGGTGTCGATCAGTTCCCCGGAGTAGTCCAGGCCGTTTTGTGCGCCGGCCGCGATCAGGCTGAAAGCCTCCTCTGCGGAGGAACCGAAGTTCTTTCGGATGGCCTCCGCCGCCCTGGTGCTTTCCGCCACGTCGTACTCGAAAGCGTCCCGCAGGGCCAGGGCGCCCTCGGTGGCCGCCGTCAATCCGTTCTGGTCCAGGTTGGCCATGTTCCGGTTGACCATGGCCACCGCGTCGCCCACGTCGGCCACGCTGTCCCCGTAGTTGGCCGCGTACACGTCCTCCATAACGTCCCGCAGGCCCTCCAGTTCCTTCCCTGCTGCGCCGGTGGAGGCGGCCACCTGGTTGGTGGCCGTCTGCCATTCTCCACCCAGGTCGGCCAGGTACTTGGTGGCGGCGATGGCCCCGGTCCCCATCGCCGCCAGTCCCGCCGTCATGGTGGTGGATACTTTGTTGGCCGCCTTTTGGATGGTCGCCAGTTGCTTGTTGGCCGCCTTGGTACTGGTCCCCAGGGATTTATCTACCTTTCCGGCGATTTTTATGGCCAGTTCCATGACCTTGCTTTTTGCCAATTTCAAGCACCACCTTTGCCATGTCGTTCAGATCGTCCAGCGGCAGGCCCAGGAAGTAGTCCACGCCGCTATGCAGTCGGAGAGATAGGGCAACACACCCCTTTTTGATTTCCGGCGGGTTTACTCCTCTCCATCCCCGCCGTACAGAAAACCCGTGACCAGGTTTTTCAACTTCATGGCCTCCACCGGGGGCAGGCCCTTGAAGAACTCCACGGGCTTGTGGCTGGCCCTGGCCGCCATATACATGGCATAAGGCAGGGTCATTTCCGGGATCGGCGTCACGCCCAGTTCCCGGTTGGCCAGTTTGGCCACGGCGCACAGGTCCCCGGCCGTCATGTCCTCCATGCCGGACAGGTCCACCTCGGTGTATTCCTGGCCCTCGAACTTGTAGGGCTTTCGGAATTTCAGGACCAGGCTTTCCTCCTCGGTTTCCTGCTCCGCCGCGCCCAGGGCGGCCGTGTTCTCGGTGCTGTTGCTCATTAGGTCATTTCCCTCACTTTCTGCAGCAGGTCAACGCCGTTCACCTTGAAGGTCGGGTTGATCTTGTCCAGTTCTACCAGGGTGGTGCCGTCTACCTCGATCAGGATATAGGACACATTCAGGGTCACGCTGCTTTCCATGGGGTTGGCGTTCTGTACGCTGCCCATGGCCAGGGTGGCGCTCTTGCCGCGCACCACCACACGCATGGACCGAAATTCCGTGTCACCCTCCACGGTCAGCGCCTGCTGGGCCGCCCGGAGGGTCAGTCGCACCGCCTTGGTCATGTCCAGCATATCGGTGGCCTCGCGGTCCAGGACGCGGAAGGGGATCTCCATTTCCATGTTGGAGAAATGGCCCACGGTGGGGTCGTCCAGTTCGCCCAGGATCCCGGCGCCGGAAATGGTTTCCGCCATGGCCTCGAAGTCCGGCAGGGTGACTTCATCGCCCACGCCGATCAGGCGCTCCGCGTCGTTGTAGACGTTGTAACTATTGATTTTGCTGGGGATATTGGGGACGCTCATGGTTTATTCACCTCCACCAGTCAGGGCGGCCTCCAGGGCCTCCGTGTCGTATTCTCTGATATTCTCGATGTACTCCGCCGGGATATAGGGCGCCAGGTAGGTGTGGACAGTCAGGTGGCCGTCCAGCAGGTTGGTGATCGGGTTTTCGTCGCTCTTGAACTCGGTCCGGTATCCGGCGCAGTAGTCCCGGGCCACGTACCCGTTGCCGATGATGTTCTGGCTGTCCACGATGGATTGGATCAGTCGGGTGTTGCCCGGCTTGTCCACCTTCTGGAAATAGGTCAAAATAAAGTTGTTGCCGTCCCAGTCGAAGAACCGCCGCACCGCCAGCCACCGATCCTTGGGGTCAGTGGTAGAGGGATAGGCCGCCGTGTTGTTGCCCCAGGCTTTGTACCCGTTGGCGTTGATGGCGGTGATCACGCCGTTGGCGTTCAGCAGGTCGTTGGCCTGCTGCTGGTCCAGCAGAACCTCCGTTCCGTCTTTCAGCACGGTTTTGGTGATCTTCAAATCCTTGTTGGACGGGCTTTCATAGGGCACGTCGCTGTTGCCGGCGTCCGTGTAGGCCGTCAGGGCGGCAAACATGGCGGACAGGTAATAAACCTTGTCGCCCACCGCGCCCATGGGCCACAGGGCCGCCGCGTGGGGAGAGGTGGCGCCCAGGGCCTCCTTGGCGGTTTTCACGTCGGTGTAAACCTCTGCGCCGTCCTCCTCCGGGTCCGTGGAAATGTCCAGGTAGGTCACGCAGTCGAAGTTCCCGTTGATCCCCTCGGTCTTGGCCTGGAGGGCCGCCGCCACGGTGGGGTTGTGGCTCCATCCGGGGGCCAGCAGGATCCCGGGCGTCATGCCGAAACGGGGATAGATCTGGCGCACCAGTTCCAGGCCGGTTTCCTTCCCGGTCAGGGCGTCCACGCCGCCCACAATGTCCGCCGCCGTTACGCCGTCAGGTTTCAGGCTGGTGCTGGCCACTTTCAGGGTTTCCGCCTCCTTGGCGGCCTCGGACAGGATGGTGATCGTCACCGTGCCGTCCTCCGCGTGGGTGGCCACGTAGTCGCTGCCGGCCACCAGGGTGGCGTCCGCGTTCTTGACCACGATGGTGTCCAGGAGGACAAACTGCTTTGCGTAGGCCACGGCACCGTCCGCCACGGCGCACTCCTCCTCCGTGTTCTGCGTGGTGTGGCCGCTCTTGCCGGGGTCCAGCACATTCACCAGGATAATGGGCGCCACGTTGAACACGCGGAAACAGGCGTCCATGCTCTGGCAAAGGGTGAAGTTCTCGAAGTCGTCCGAATAGCCCATGGCCTGCTGGCACTCCGCGAAGGAATAGCACACCACGGGCTTGTTGACGGCCGCCGCCGGATCCTCCGCCAGGTGGATCGGGGCGGTGCCGAAGATGACCTGCAGGCCCGCCGTCCCCTGGATCGGTGTGGTCAGGCTGGTTTCCTGCTCCTGGTTGTAAACGCCGTGATTATAAGGCATAGTTGATCCCTCCCTTTAGGTTCTGCCCTGTACGGCTTTATACAGGGTGTGGATACGGCCGGATTTCTGGCGCAACTGGCGCATGGCCTCCGGCAGGTCCTCCAGGGGGACGATCAGGGCGGTCAGGACCTTGTTTTTCTCGGTCGCCGCTTTCAGCCCCTCCGGGATCCCGTTGTTGTAGGCGGTGAACTGTTTGGCCACGCCCTTGATGGACGGGCCGCAGTACACCACCGTGCCGGCGGCCTCCGCCGCCTTTCTGGTTGTTCTCTTGGTCATGTGAATGGCACCTCCTGGCGCACCGCTGGCGCCTCAAATTTCAGCGACATGGCCCCGAAATAATAGGGGTGGGTGTCCTCTTGCTGTGTGACCCACTTGATCGGGTACTTGACGGACCACGGGCCGCCTCTCGCGCCGCCGCTGTCCGCCTTGATCCGCACCAGCGGATTTTTGGCGTACCTCCCGTAGATCTCCTGGATGATGTGCAGCACGTCTCTGTATCCCTGCCGGTTCGGGTTCCGGTCATAGGTGCATACCACCAGGATCAGGTCGATCTCCTGGGCGCTGTTGGCGTCTGGAATGTTTCCCTCATTGGTCCGCACGATGATGTACGGCTCCGGGATCTCCTCGGCCCGGTCCTCGGTTTCGTCCATTCCCTCAATGATCGGGAGGTCCTGGGGGTAGACCCGGATCGGCCGCCGGTCCCCGGCGGAACTGGGAAGGGTCTGCCCCTCGAACAGGTCCGCAAGGTCCGCCACAATGGCATCCTGCAAAAATTCCGGTGTCGTGGTGTTCGCCTCCTTGACTTTTTGGCGCTTTTTGTGGTAAATTCTTTATGGTAATACTCTGTATATCGTGGCAATAATCAGAACAGAAAGGAACGAAGAAACGATGAAAAAATCCCTTGCGCTCTTGCTGTCCCTGGCGCTGGCCGTTTCCCTGTCCGCCTGTACCATTTCGGACGGTGAACAGACGCCGGACGCCTCTGGCGCTCCCGCCGCCTCCGAAGGTTCCACCCAGGACACCTCCACAC